GGATCAGCTACTGTCCACTTTCCTATCTGGCATCAGGAAATCCAAGACATCCTCGTCCTCAAAAACAACAAAGGAACAGAAGACAACCGAGTCAGAAAACTCGACTACTCCATCCAGTTAAGTAAGATATTTTATGAAAGATTTATACAGAATGAAGAGATCTCGTTATTTTCTCCACATGATTGTCCTAACTTATACGAGAGTTTTGGGACCGATAGCTTTGATGAGTTGTATATTGGCTATGAGAATAATGATGCAATCCCCAGAACCACAATCGGATCTCAAGAACTCATCCTTTCTTTACTTAAGGAACGTGCCGAGACAGGTAGAATTTACATAATGAATATTGACCATTGTAATTCCCACTCATCCTTTAAGGATAAGGTGGAGATGAGCAACTTGTGTCAAGAAATAACACTCCCAACAGTACCTATCAATCATATTGATGGTGAAGGTGAGATAGCATTGTGTATATTATCTGCTATCAATGTAGGTAAGGTCAAATCTGACCACGAACTTGAAGAGTTATGTGAATTAACTGTACGTGCATTAGAAGAAATCATTGACTATCAAGAGTACCCTGTAAGGGCAGCAGAGAAGTCTACAAAGGCACGTAGAAGTCTTGGAGTAGGATTCATTGGTCTAGCACATTACCTTGCTAGATTGGGTCACAAGTATGACTCACAAGAAGCATGGGATGCTGTGCATGGATTGTCTGAATCCTTCCAATATTATCTACTTAAAGCATCTAATAAGATTGCTGAAGAGAAAGGTGCATGTGAAGGGTTTAGTGGTACAAAATATTTTGATGGAGAATTACCTATAGACCATTATAAGAAGGACGTAGATGAGATTTGTTCTCTACCACTACAACATGACTGGGAAAAGTTAAGAGAAGACATTAGAATACATGGTCTAAGACATAGTACACTGTCAGCACAGATGCCTAGTGAGTCATCATCAGTTGTATCTAATGCAACCAATGGTATTGAACCACCTAGAGACTATCTTTCAGTTAAGAAGTCTAAGAAAGGACCACTTAAACAGATTGTTCCATCGTATCAATCTTTAAAAAACAATTACACATTGTTATGGGATCAGAAAGATAATACGGGTTACATTAACGTAGTATCCGTAATGCAAAAGTTCTTTGATCAGGCTATATCAGGTAACTGGTCTTACAATCCACAACATTTTGAAGATTCTGAGGTTCCTGTGTCCCAAATGGCACAAGATCTACTGAATACATATAAGTATGGGTGGAAAACTTCTTATTATCAAAACACATATGATGCTAAGACTGACGAAATTGACCTAGAATCCCTAGTTGCTGACCTATCCAACCAAGAAGACTGTGAATCCTGTAAGATATGAGTATTAAAGGTATGACGGTTTTTAATAGAAACCGTGTCGATACATTAAATCAACCTATGTTCTTTGGACAACCACTTGGTGTTCAAAGATATGACAATTTTAAATATCCTGTCTTTGATAAGTTAACTAATCAAATGTTAGGGTATTTTTGGAGACCTGAAGAGGTTTCATTACAGAAAGACCGTGGTGACTATCAGGAATTAACTGATCCACAAAAGCATATCTTTACAAGTAACCTTAAGTATCAGATCTTATTAGATTCTGTGCAAGGAAGGGGTCCTGGTATGGCATTTGCACCATACGTTGCTCTTCCTGAACTAGAAGGTGCTATGAAAGTATGGGAATTTATGGAGACAATACACTCCAGATCCTATACTTATATTATTAAGAATGTATATCCAAATCCATCAGAAGTATTTGATACTATCTTAGATGATGAACGTATCATTGCTCGTGCTCAGTCGGTGACTAAAGCATATGATGAGTTCATTAATTATGCACAGGAATATGGGCAGAGTACTGCTTGGACAGAAGGTATGAGAGATCATCCTAATTCTGAATGGACAATGAAGGACTTAAAACGTTCATTATATCGTGCAGTAATGAATGTAAACATCCTTGAAGGAATTAGATTCTATGTTTCTTTTGCTTGTTCGTTTGCTTTTGGTGAACTGAAGAAGATGGAAGGTAGTGCTAAGATAATTTCCTTGATAGCAAGGGATGAGAACCAGCATCTTGTACTAACACAACAGATCATTAGTAACTGGATGAAGGGTGATGATCCAGATATGAAAATTATTGCAGAAGAAGAGAAGGATAATGTAAAACAGATGTTTATTAATGCTGTTGACGAAGAAAAAGATTGGGCAAACTATCTGTTCCAAACTGGTACTATGATAGGTCTGAACGACAAACTGTTACAGCAGTATGTTGAATGGATTGCTAACAAACGTATGAAGGCAGTAGGTATTGACCCAGTATATGATATACCATTGAGAAATAATCCATTACCTTGGACTGAACATTGGATTAGTAGTAAGGGTATGCAGGTAGCACCACAGGAGACTGAAGTAGAGTCTTATGTTGTTGGTGGTATTAAGCAAGACATGAAAAAGAATAAGTTTACTGGATTTAAACTTTGAAAAGAACAGGGTATATTCAACGGAATAACAACAAGCATACCGAAGTTGTTAATCCATATACCCTTGCGTTCCAAAGACTTAACAGTATAGATCATCCCTACTTACTAAAGGTTAGTAATTTTGATGAGAAAGCATACGAGTATGAGCATATAGATGGTGCATTAAAACTATGGGAATGGATCAATCAGTACGGTGACTTTGAATTGATCATGGAAATACAAAGTCAGATTGCTAGTCTATATAATGCAGTCTCTAAAATTTCCTGTAAGATATTACGTGGTAGTACATATGTTCTAACCATGGATGATATGAATTGTCATAACATAGTAGTATCACCTTCAAGGCAGGTGTATATTATTGATTATGAACAGTTCATCTGGGTGAGTAAGCATATAGCATTAGAGTATGCTAATCAACAGATGACGAATTTGGGCATAAGTATGAGACTAAATTACAATACGTGGATGACACAGGAGATGTTGAAGTCGTTATGTTAACACAGTCAGCAAAAGCAAAAGGTAGGAGACTACAACAGTGGGTAAGAGAACAACTCATTGAGAAGTTAGACATACACCCAGAAGATTTAGAGTCACGTAGCATGGGTGCTGGTGGTGAAGATCTCATCATGGCAAGAGCAGCACGAGAAAAGTTCCCATACAGTATAGAATGTAAGAACCAAGAGAAATTAAATATTTGGGAGGCATATAGTCAGGCATCTTCTAACTCTGGTGAGCATGAACCTATAGTGTTCATCAAAAAGAATGGTAAAAAACCCTTAGTTGTTTTAGATGCTGAGTATTTTTTAGATAATCATGAAGTTTTACTTTGACGGTTGCTCATTTACTGCTGGAGGAGGTCTGAAAAAAAATGGATATGACCCTTCAGAATATCGTTGGAGTAAATTAGTTTGCGATCACTTTGGTGCAGAAGAATATAATTGGGCAAATAGTGGTGTAAGTAATGATCAAATTTTAAGACATCTTTTTACTGGGCAAGTATATGAGGAAGATAGGTCACAAGTAAAAGATATAAGATTTGATCTAAATGATTTTGATTTCTTTTTTATACAAACTACATTCCCTAGTAGGTTTGAGTATTTTGATGAGATGAAACAGAGATGGTCAGCTTTAAAGAGTAATTCTTCAGCAAGAAAATTAAAAACAAACGATAATTTAAGGGAATGGTTAGACTACTACTATAAGGAGATATATTCAGACAGACAATGTGATGTAAAGGAGATTGTCACAGTTAAATCAATAGAATCACACTTAAAATCATTGAATAAACCATATGTTATAACAACTATCATAAGAAAACCTGTTATGACATACGATATAGAGATAAATAAACGAGGTGATGATGGTAAATTTTTAAAGTACGATAGGTTGCCTTGTCAACATCCATCCCCTAGTGGTCACCGCCAACTTGCTGATGATATTATAAAGAAAGTGGAAAATGAGTATAACTAATCCTGTTGTTGGCATACATTCTGATGGGTATGAGAATAATGTAGTTTCTGAAGACCATTCAGATCCATTAGTACCTAACTATGGACCTTATTATATAACCAATTCCTTCAAGAAGAATGAGTGGGAAGCATATACTAATACTGAACTTGGTAACCTATACAACACTAATAAAGATAAAAAATTAAGATCTAATCCGTGTCAGATATCGATAATAAAAAAATATTATATAATGTCTAGTAGACTCATTCATTCTGTTTCTGAGAGTACATCAAATAATGATTCTAAGGCGGTTAGAAAGAACATGCTAAAACTTTTTGGAAGAGTGGTAGGTTATGGAACGACTGATGTTACTGCTTCTGAAGAAATTTATTTGAATATACTGCATGATATGGATTTAGAACTGGAGACAGATAAACTTGATAGACAATTATATGATATGAAAAATAAAATAGGGGTCTTTCGTGATCCTATTTTTCCTGAATGTTATCCTTGGATAATACCTAAGTTTACTTACACTGCTAAACGTTCTGGTACTTTTAAAACACCTAATGAAATTGTAGTTAATCAAGAATTTCACCGTGCTAAAGCCCTTATAAATGGTGGATTGGATGATGAAGCAATGTTCTGGGTGTTCAAACATTATGAAAAGTTCTTTATTAATGACCCTACAGTTGATTGGGGACCTCGTGATATTGGGTTTCACAACCTACTCTTTGATAAAGGTACTCAGAAAATTTTGTATATTGATAATGAAGGGTATCACAAATATCAGTTCGGTAAAAAGGAGTATTTTAGATACAAAACAGTGTCTCGGATTAATCCTAATATAGGTGAATATTTACCAGGAAAAGACTGGAACACACCATATGAAACCATTCGTAATGATGTGATTATGAATGGTAATGTTAAAGTATTCTTTAAAAGACTATGTTTCTATAGTAAAATGGTTAATAACATCACTATTAACCAAAACCCTATTGAACCTTATGACCAAGCATATGATGATGAACAAAAAAATATAATTATTTCAATTCAAAATAAGATTAAGTCAGGCATAGCACCTTTTTCAAATTGGTTTTACAATGAAGGTGAAAGAACTATGCAGATGACTGATGAATATGTGAAACCGATAGATGGGCAACAAAGACATAGACCTTTCTTTACTATAAAGGTCTGGGACGCAGAAAAATATTTTTTAAGGTAGTATATATAATACACACTTTATAAATTTATGGAACTTCCCCAAGATTGGAGGTATTGTGACGACCACTTGAAGTTAAGAGCTTCTGCCTTTCGTTGCTTATCCCACCACCTTGAAGATCATTGTAGAATAGTCTATGAATTCTGTTCGGACTGGACAGAAACACACAATGACATCACTAACATTGAACAGGAATTTCAAAACTATCTTAGGTCTATAGTATGGACAAGTTACTTAAAATCATGACCGTTGTGTCATTTGGAACATCACTATTCGTACTTGGTGGTGCTGGTTATCTCTATTTTAATATGGATAACATCAAAGAGGCAGCAAAGGAAGCAGCAATTGGTGCAGCAGCAGGTGCTATTGGTACACCATCTCTTCCACCTATGACAGATGGAGCAATGCCAATACCAAGTCTACCTTCTGCTAAATAAAGCTGCATAATCATATCATTATGGCAGATCCAAAGACTGCGAAAGCAGAAGTAAAGACTGATGATACCAAGAAGAAAGGATTCTTCGGGTCATTAAAAGATAAGATGGACGATAAGGAGGAACAGTTAGAAATTCTGTCGACTTTCGTCCGTTTGGGTATTTTGGTCTGGTCGGGGGGAATATTGACCCTTGCGTACGTAGATCTTCCACCAGCACTACAGATACCAAAGCAAGACCTGGACCCGACTTTCATAGCCTCGGTTTTCACAGGTGTTTTAGCTACATTTGGAGTCCAAACTGCCAACAAAAAGAATGGTAATGGTGCAGCAAATGGTGGTGGTGTAGGTATCACTAAAGCTGATATGGAAAAACTCATTGAAGCAGCAAGATCTAGCGGTCCTGTTCAAACTATTAAGGTTGAACAAGCACCACTAAAGATTACTACTGAAAAACCTACTGAAGAAAAGTTTACCTTGTAACACAATGAAATTAGATTTTACAAAATGGGCTATTATTGGATTGAGTGGTTTGATTGGTGTGTCTCACATCGGTATGATTGGATTACTTGGTACACGTAAGGAACCTATAGCACAAAGCAAGTGGCCTTTAATCAATTTACCTGCTGGTGACTACACTTCATACGAAGTTGAAGCTGGAACAGAAGGTTATGCTATTAAGTATCAGGCTAATGATCCTAAGATCATGGAAGTCAATAAAGACATCGTAAGAAAAGGTGGATTCTTAGGAGCACAGACTGAGACTACTAAGGTATACGAGCAGTATACTATGGATGGATCGAGACATCATGGCGGTCCTGTATCTACTAGGTCGGCATGGATAGATCCATCAGCGTTGTCAGAAGACGGGAGTAGCCAGAAAGCAGTTAGTGACAAAACCATCGAGTGTATCAAGGCACAGGGTGGAGCCTCACAGTCGGGTAGGCTTGTGGGATCTAGCGTTGGTGCTAGTCTTGCTCCTTCCGTTAGTGGCATTCCCTTTGTTGGGTGGCTTGCTAGTGGCTGGGTTACTATGTTTGGAGGTAATCAAGGAGCGAAAATAGGAGAAGGTATGGCAACTAGAATGAGTGAGGCATGTATAGAAGATGTGGCAGAGATAGATGACGTATAAGTATCCATATTATAAAGTCATAGATGAAAAGGGTGAACAGTATGCTGACTGTGGGCATGAGAAGACAGCACAAGATCTTATCATGCTTAACAAAGGTCGCATAAATCTAAGTTATAAAAGGGTTGATGAACCCAAACCCATCAATCCTGAGACTGTTGACGTTGGTGTGATTCCTGTTGAGGAATTACCTGGTCAACAAGGTTTACCTTCAAGAAAAAGAGAACTAGATTATATGGATGCAGCAGTAGGGTTAGAACCATCAAACTTAGATGAATATGAAGGTGTTTTTGACGGGTGATGTAGTACACAGTGTGAACATTATGGTGTTCATACTGTTAGTTGCTGTATCATATACAATTTATTGGGTATTTACATACGATGACAGAAATTCGACAGATACCTGATCTGAATATTAATGTACAGACTGCTGGTATACGAGATGTGTATATACCTGAGACTAGAAACTGGGTAGTAAATCCACCAGTAGCAATACCACCAACAGTACCTGTTACTGAAAATATAGGTAGTCCTGTTATCAATATGCCTGGTTGTGTTCAGGCACACGAGTCTAAGAATAAAAGTAAAACTATTATAGAAGATGACCCTGATGGTGTCATGGTACTATGTGATGCTGGTACTCCTAGTTTTCAGAGCATGGACTATGAACCAGAAGGAATGGTTTATGAGTATGAAGCACCTGTTCCTCCAATAGATACTAGCACTGATCCACCACCTCCAGATACTAATACAAATTTAGACACTAAAGTACCTGAGACAACAGCATGTCCAGCACCAGGTCAACCTAGAGTAGGAGACCTAACCAAAAGTGGTGAGGAAATAGTTATTGGTCACAAGTTAATTAATGGTAAGTGTGTAATATTATATGATGACTCTAATTTTGCACAGCAATATTTACCTGAAGTTGGTACTGTTACTACTACTGCGGTGATTGCCACTGTTGCAGCGACATCCGCCCTTTTTGCAAAACCCATTGCGGATCTTCTGTTGAAAATTGTGAAACCTGCTGTGAAGAAGATTGTTGGTCTTGTTCAGAAGAAGGTTTTAGGGAAGGAGACTCCACGTCTTTCGACTGAACAGAGACGGTTGGGACAACGGGAGTCGAGTCGAGCAAAGAAGGAGTTGAAGAGGTTACTTCAGAAGTAACTGCTTCTTGTTCTACCTTTACTTCAGTGTAATTTATCTTATGTACATGGTTAGGTAGATTAGTTACACCAACAACCTCAACGTCTTCACATATTTTTGCATACTTAGTACCTGCTTTAAATCTTATATTTGCTTTCATTAATTCACCACAGTTTTTAAGTCTTGCTATCTCAAAGTCTAATCTTTTATTAGCAGTAACCTGTTCTTGTAATGATATTTGAACTGCTGCTGCTTCCTTACATTGCTTTTGTAATTTTCTATCTAGTGGCATTGATATAGTAGCACTGAACCCTGCACTTAAACTATAATTGTCCTTCTGTCCTGTCCTAGTAGGTATGTGATATAAAATGCTGCCAGGATTTATTAAGTCTCCATCGTCATTAGTAGACATGTCGTACACGGGATCCTGATAATAAGCCTCGTAGGGCCACTGTTGAGATTCGCTTGATGTAATGTAGGGAGTTATGTTAGCAGTGGGTCCTTGACACTGTATTCCACCACCATAAGTGTTAGTTATATACGGACCTTGTAATACTTGTATTGCCTGGTTGGTGACTGAGCCAGAAGAGTTAGCTATAGGATTAGCAGTAGCACTAACACCACCTACGTCTGTGTTTGCTAGTACTGGTGAAGTTATACTAAGACTCGCAACTACTGTGAGAATATGCTTTGCGTATCTGTGACACTTGTTATTTCTGTTTGTCTTTGTATTATTGTTTGATTTGAAACCCCTGGGCCTTGATATGTTTCCGTAAATTGAAAGGCTTGACCTTGATTTACTGTTGTCCAGTCTGGTTTGTTCGCTGCATCTAAGGATGTCCATGTTGAAGTAGTCCCATCTAATGTATTTGAAGTCGTAGTCGAGTTAGGTGACATACTTGTACCCGAATGTTCTACGTTAACACCTGATACACTATACTGCCAACCTGTATTATAGTCAATAGAGTTTATGGTTTCCGTCACGGTACTTGTTGTTTCCGTGTGGCTGGTCATCGAGCCCTGAGTGAAGTTTGGGACCACGGGGACAGCGATTGCACCCATAGGTATGAGTGCAATGAATAGTCCAGTAGTAACAACACTAACTCTTACCATTATAATAAGACTTCTTAGTTCACGTGGAGTTCAGATACGAACTGTCCCGTTCCGACTGTGCCAGCCCCACCGCCTGTTACGGTCATCGCACCAGCAGTAGTAATGGTTCCAGCCAAAGAACCAGCAACGCCAGCAGCAGTAGACACCTGACTTGATAGTGGTGATACTGCACCAACACTAGCAGCAGTTGTTACTAGAGCATCTCCAGCAGTGTAAGACTGACTGAAACTGAAGGCAGCACCAGGTACGTCTTGTGTGAATGAAGTAGCAGTTGGAGTACCAACACCACTACTTATAGCCATAGAACCAATACCGTTTGAGATATCGCTAGAGCCATCATTATATGTTGAGTCTAGACCATTACCACTTACGGAATAGGAACTACCTATCCTTTCTACCTGAGTTGCTGCTGCATTAACAGTTAGCTGTACACTGGAGGACAGTTTGTGAGTTAAATCTGCTTTGGCAGCAGGAGTCAAAGAGAATAATAACAAGGAAGCCAAAAATAGCTTGTTCATTTATTAGGGTATCATTATCCTATGAGTATTTAGACTTTAAAAACCTGTCTAAATATGATACAATAGTTCTACCATAAGTTAATTTTATGATGAAAATTTTTCTTGATACAGCAGACGTAGAAACGATTAAGCAGCATTATCCGACAGGTTTAATAGATGGGGTAACCACTAACCCATCATTGATAATGAAATCTCATAGACATCCACATGAAGTATATGAGGAACTTATACAATTTGGTGTAGAAGATATTTCTATGGAGGTAACGGGATCCACTGCACTGGAAATGATTGTAGAAGGTGAGAAGTTAGTTCATAAGTTTGGTAAGCAACAAACAACTATCAAAGTTCCATGCACACCTGAAGGTTTAGTTGCATGTAAAGAATTATCGAAACAAATTGTAAGAGTTAATGTTACCTTAATATTCTCACCAGCACAAGCAATACTTGCTGCAAAAGCAGGTGCTACCTATATTTCTCCATTCGTGGGACGTGTTGATGACAATTCCTATGGTGGTTTGTGTTTAATAAAGGACATCGCTAACATCTTTGCTAAACAAAATGTCTTTGACTGTGGAATACTAGGTGCTTCTATTAGAAATGTAAGAGATGTAGGTAGAGCATTTGAATATGGTGCTAACATTTGTACTATACCTGTAGGTGTATTTGAAAAAATGTATAAGCATGTACTAACTGATGCTGGACTAGCAGCTTTTGAGGCAGACTATGAGAAAACACTAAGTGAATTTCCCCTAAATAATTAACGGAAATAAACTAACAAGCCAATGGCATACACCGCACGAGGATTAAAAATCCGTGTCTTCTATGACACACTAGCATCGGAATGGAGATGGAACGTTAGTGCTAGAGGAACAGCAAGTGGTGAGTTTGCTGATGACTGTGGTACAAACGCTGATCTAACAGTAGCAATGGATGCATGTAAAGCTGCTATCGTTGCAAGACTAGCATAATGGCATATACCGCTAGAGGATTAAAAATAGGTCTTTCTTATTGTGAGCCAGCTGCTGAATGGAGTTGGCTAATTCAGTCTAGAGGAACGGCAACTGGTGAGTTTGCTGAGGACCATGGCACGAACACTGACGTATTGGTAGCTATGGATGACATTAAAGCAGCGATAATTGCAAGACTCGCATAAAAATTCAATAATTCTAAAAGGGGGTGCTTGACACCCCTTTCTTTTTGTCTTATAATAATTGCTATGAACGATCAAAACTCAGTGACTGACAAAGAAACACAACAAGAAAAGTGGATTCGTGCAATAGATTTGTTTACAGAGTCAGTACATAAACCAGACAATCATTTGAGATCATGTGCTCATAATCAAAAGTGCTTTAATGAATTGATGGAAGTAAGAGAACTTGTATTAAATTATCTAAGCACAGTACGTGGGTAATTTGACAACACATATCATGAGTGCTACAATATTCATGACAACTATTATATGATATGACTAGGGGATCATTCTACTCCCAATTCAAAACTGAATTTCGACCATTGATCAGTGCAGTAGAAGGAAGAATAGATCTGGATATAGAGCATCCAGATTTGTATAGGAAAGTTTATACATACTACACGGAACGGGACGTTTACTTCCATGAAGATGACCGTGACTATAATACAATCATGGATCAACTTGAATATGACCTGTTAGCATCTGGAGTTTCAGTATGACCATAAAACGTGAACGTCCTTGGGGATGGTACAAAACTATTTGTAGAGGTGATACCTATGCAGTCAAAAAAATTTGGGTAGAACCTAATCAAAGACTATCATTACAGTATCACAACCTACGTGCAGAACACTGGACTGTTGTGAAGGGTAGTGGTATGGTTACACAAGGTACTCTTGAGAGAGCATGTAAACCAGGTGATACCTTTGACATTGGTATAGAACAAACACATCGTCTAGCAGGTGGTGATAAAGGTGTACTTATTATTGAAGTACAACGTGGTACATGTAAGGAAGATGATATTATAAGACTTGAGGATGACTATGGAAGAGTCGAACCAAATAATATATACGCTACGATTAATGAGTATGGAACGGAATGACCTACTTTGTTACTGGTGGTGCAGGTTTTATAGGTAGTAATTTTCTACACTACCTAAAAAAAGTTACTGATGAAGAAGTTATTGTAATAGATAACCTGACGTATGCTGCTGATGAGAAGTACATACCTAATCATTATACCTTTGAGTGGTGTGACATAACCAATGAACAGCATGTCAACTACTTGTTTGATAAGTATAATCCAACTAAGGTATGGCACTTTGCTGCTGAAAGTCATGTAGATAATTCTATATCAAATTATAGACCATTCTTAGAGTCTAATGTAATAGGTACTATCAATCTATTGAATGCTAGTCTTAAGCATGAGATTGAAAAGTTCCATCACATATCTACGGATGAAGTGTATGGATCCTTAGAGTATGATGATACTGTATTGTTTTCTGAGAAGACAAAGTATGATCCAAGGAATCCTTACTCGGCAACCAAGGCATGTAGTGATCACTTCGTAACATGTTGGCATAATACATACGGTCTACCTTACTTAATTACCAACTGTAGTAATAACTATGGGCAGCATCAGCATATAGAAAAACTTATACCAAAGGTTATTATCAATGGTATGAAGGATCAGGTTACATATATGCATGGTGGTGGACAACAAGTAAGAGATTGGTTGTATGTCTATGATCATTGCAGAGCAATATGGATGCTAGAAGAACAAGGTATAATCAATGATCACTTTAACATTGGTGGATCATGTGAACTGAGAAATGTTGATGTCACTAAGATGATTCTGGATCTTATTAAGAAACCTTATAGTCTGATAGGTATTGATAATGGGAGACCAGGAATTGATAAGCGATATGGCATGGATCATGCTAAGATGTCTCACAAGACAGGTTGGTATCCTGAAACTCCCTTTGACATAGGACTAAGAACAACCGTTACTTGGTATCTTGAACAATTATTATGATTTCTCTTTATGGATCTAGTGGTTTTGTAGGCAGCAACTACAAAGAAATGTATGAAGATACATTATGTGTTGCTCGTGATGATCGTAAACCACTATCAGATGATATCCTGTATATGATATCAACCACGGACAACTACAATGTCCATGACCAGATTACACTTGACGTTGACACGAATTTACATGTCCTTTGTGAAGTTCTTGACCACTGTAGGTCAGAAAACATTACCTTCAACTTCGTTTCCTCTTGGTTCGTCTACGGAAAAGGTAAGCACAACCCCAGACTCGAAACGTCTGTCTGTAATCCAACAGGTTTCTACTCGATTACAAAACTTTGTGCTGAAAATCTTATCAAGTCTTTTGCCGAAACCTATGGAATAAACTATCGTATACTAAGACTATGTAATGTTCTAGGTGCTGGTGATAAGAATGCATCACGTAAGAAGAATGCTATTACATGGATGATCAATGAGATGAAGGAAGATAGGGAGATCTCTTTGTACGATCAAGGTAGACACACTAGAGATGTAATGCATGTAAAGGATGTATGTAGAGCAATTAAGTTAGTCTTAGATAGGGGGCATACGAATTGTGTATATAATATAGGTTCTGGTCAACCAACTGCTATCAGTGCTATAATATCATTGGCAAAGTATCATTTGAACTCTAAGTCAAACATCAAATCAATCACACCACCAGACTTTCATAAAGCAGTTCAATGTAAGGACTTCTGGATGGATACAGGTGGTCTAGATTACCTAGGGTTTAAACCCAAGTACGACCTTGAAACTATTGTAAAAGAACTATGTCAATAAAAGAAAAGGTTGCTTCTTTCGTATCAGATCTACAGTCTGATGGTGAAAATTTATTTCCTTATCTGGCAAACAAAGACTGGAAACCAGGCAAGCAGATATTTTATTCTGGTCCTTACTGGGATGAACAAGAACCTGTTGCAGCGATTACAACTCTTCTAAAAGGTAGATGGTTACCAGCAGGGGAGGAGGTTAATAAGTTCGAGGCAGGGTTTGGTAAGAAGTTTGGTCATGACTATTCTGTCATGGTGAACAGTGGATCATCTGCTAACCTAGTGATGATTGCTGCACTGAAGAAGTACTTTGACTGGAAAGATGGTGATGAGATATTAGTATGTGCATGTGGTTTTCCTACTACTATAAATCCTATCATACAAGCAGGGTTAAAACCTGTCTTCCTTGATATAGATATGTCAGATCTCAACTGGGATCTTGACATGCTTGAGTCTAAGATTACTGATAGGACAGTTGCTGCTTTCAGTTCACCCGTCCTTGGTAATCCCTACGACTTTGATAAGTTCTTCGACATTATTGATCGACACGGACTTACTTACATTGCTGACAACTGTGACTCCTTGGGTAGCAAGTGGCGAGGTGAGTTGCTTACTAAAAAAGCCATCGCATCTTCTTGTTCTTTCTATCCAGCACATCATATCACTACGATTGAAGGGGGTATGGTCTCCTCTGATGTCGAGGAGATAGTTCAGATCGCCAGATCTTTTGCTTGGTGGGGTCGTGGATGCTACTGTGTAGGAGCCCAGAATAAACTGCCCAACGGTGTCTGTGGAAATAGATTTGACCGTTGGCTTGAAGGGTATGAGCAAGATGTTGACCATAAGTATGTCTTTGGAGTCCAAGGATACAACCTCAAACCTGCTGACTTGCAAGGGTCTATTGGGTTGGTGCAACTGACTAAGCAAGATGAGATACATCGTGTCAGACGTTTCAATAAAGCTAGACTCCATGAGATCTTCTCTAAGATTCCTGGTGCTAGGGTTATTGAAGAGAAAGAACATGCTGAGACTTCTTGGTTTGGAGTTCCTATTGTTTATGAGTACGGTAAACATCACCTAGTAAACTATCTAGAGAAAAATGGAATTCAGACGAGGAATTATTTTGCTGGCAATATTCTTATGCATCCTGGTTATCGAGGTCTCGATGATCCTAAGAATTTTCCAAACGCTTCAGCAGTACTCGACAACGTATTTTTTCTAGGATGCTCACCTGTTATAACCGATCCTATGGTTGACTACATAGAGCAGGTTGTTTACAATTACATCACGGAGAATAAAAAATGAAGACAGCTTTGGTATTAGGTGCTGGTGGTTTCATCGGTTCCCACATGGTGAAGAGGTTAAAGAAAGAAGGTTACTGGGTACGTGGTGTTGACTTAAAATACCCAGAGTTTTCAACAACAGAAGCAGATGAATTTGTACAAGGTGACCTACGAGATGTAGACTTTGTACGTAGAGTCATTCAGTTCAAAGGAGAATCAGGTAACTTTTATAATGAAGTTCCTTATAGATGTATCGAACCATTCCATGAGATATACCAGTTTGCTGCTGACATGGGTGGTGCTGGTTTTGTATTCACTGGTGAGAATGATGCAGAGATCATGCAGAACTCTGTTACTATCAATCTTAATGTATTAGAACAACAAAGATTGTTGAATCAAACATTTGATGGCGAGAAGAAAGATTGGACAGAATGTAACAGACCTAAATTAGATTATCAGACAACCATTTTTTACTCTGGATCAGCATGTATGTATCCAGAACACAACCAACTAGACCCTGACAACCCCGATTGCCGTGAAGATTCCGCTTACCCTGCTGCACCTGATTCCGAATATGGATGGGAGAAACTCTTTTCGGAGAGGTTATATCTCGCTTACAATCGTAACCATGGTATTCCTGTCAGGATTGCTCGTTACCATAACATCTTCGGACCAGAAGGAACATGGTATGGAGGAAGAGAAAAAGCCCCTGCTGCCATCTGTAGAAAGGTTGCATATGCAGACGATGGATCAACAATTGACGTATGGGGAGACGGACTTCAAACAAGATCCTTCCTCTACATCGATGAATGCATCGAAGCAACTAGAAGACTTATGGAATCGACAGATGGATTCATTGGTCCCGTCAACATCGGATCAGAGGAGATGGTAACTATCAACCAACTGGTTGATACTGCTGCTAGAGTTGCTAGTAAAGAGATAGGTAAGAATCATATAGAAGGACCACTAGGTGTACGTGGTAGGAACTCAAACAATGATCTCATACGTGAGAAACTTGGTTGGGATTATAGTATAACTCTTGAGGATGGTATAAGAAGAACCTATAACTGGATCATGACCCAGATTCTTAAGGATCAATACCCCGTAGAAAGTGATAAAGATATCACTGGTAAGAAGTATCTTGCATATGGGAGTTGTAATAAATGAAATGTATTGTAACTGGAGGAGCTGGATTCATCGGCTCCCACATCGTTGATGCACTAATAGACTTAGGACATACTGTTATCGTTATAGATGACGAAAGTTCTGAAGCAAATGCTGAGTTCTTCCACAATGAAGAAGCAGTATACTATTGTAATGACATAATAGATTACAAGGCAACTAGACATCTTTATAATGGTGTGTCTCATGTCTTTCACCTAGCAGCAAACAGTAGGATACAACCAGCACTTAAAAATCCACTTAGATGTGTGGAAGTTAATACGTATGGTACTGCTACTGTATTACAATGTGCTAGAGAAGCAGGTTGTCAAAGAGTAGTCTACTCTTCAACGTCATCATCTTATGGTCTTAAGAATGGTATACCATACCGTGAAGACATGCCAGAGGATTGTTTGAATCCTTATTCAGTTGCTAAAGTAGCAGGTGAAAAACTATGTAAGATGTACAGTGATCTATTCAAACTAGATACTATTATACTTCGTTACTTCAACATCTATGGAGAACGTCAACCACTTAAAGGTCAGTATGCACCTGTGATTGGACTGTTTCAAGAGCAAGCAAGAAGGGGTGAACCATTAACTATCGTAGGTACTGGTTTACAACGTAGAGATTTTACACATGTTAAGGATGCAGTTAGAGCAAACATAGCATGTCTAACATCACTACCACCTGGCGGTAGTGTTATAAACATTGGTACTGGATTCAATCATAGTATCCGTGAGATTGCTGACATGATATCAGACAATCAAATACATATACCTGAACGTCCTGGTGAATGTACTGAAACATTGGCAGACATAGCACAAGCGAAACGTTATCTTAAGTGGGAACCCACTGTGAAACTTGAAGATTGGATCAATGAATACAAACTATGACAACCGAAGAGACGTACTTAAGTATCTTTATAAAGGATCATCTAAGTTAACTCGTAACTGGTCACAGGCATACCAAGATCTTTTTGTCCTTACCATGTTAGATGGTAAGAAGAAAGGTAAGTATCTAGAGATAGGTGCTAATCATCCTACTGACTTTAACAACTGTGTGTTGTTGGAGACTGAGTATGGATGGAAGGGTGTGTCTGTAGACATAGAACAAAAGTTTGTTGACCTTTTTAATAGTCAACGTGAAAACAAATGTGAACTTGCTGATGGTAGGACGTTTGATTACGTTGCTGCTTTTAAAAAGAAAAAGTGGAAGACTAAACAGTTGGACTATCTGTCACTAGACTGTGAACCATCCATGGTTACATTTTCTATCCTTAAATCATTACCACTTGATGAGTATAGATTCTCTGTTATAACATATGAACATGATTCATATGCAGATGGAGATACTGCAAGGGATTTATCGAGAAAACTTTTAAAGAAACATGGTTATAAATTAGTTGCTGCTGATGTATGCAACGGTAACAATCCTTATGAAGATTGGTATATAGATCCTGATGTAATAGATCAAGGTAGATGGAAACCTTTTGAATCACAGGGGGCTGAGGCAAGAGGCTTATTCATATGACCATAAACCTTACCCATTGGTATGGGAGGTTGGGTAATAATATCCAACAGTGTGCTGTAGGCACAATGGTAGCAGAACTTTTAAAGAATAGTTTTGAGTCTATTGATCATGACATTATCAAAAAACACAAGACAACGTTTGGAACTAGCACTGAAGAAGTATCATCAAAGTGGTTCTACTGGGAAGGTCCGTACAAGGAGGTTGCCGTACCTCCTGAGTACATCTATACGAACATGCGTAGGATTTGTAAAACATTTATTTCACCCCAGTTACAAGTACCACGAGTGGACGTACCTGACGATTGCATTGTTATTCATATTAGGAGTGGAGATATTTTTGACCAAGTTCATCCTAACGGGCATCAGTATACTCCTGCTCCTCTTGATTTTTATAGGGAACTACTCAGTGGGTTTCCGAAAGCGATAGTAGTAACAGAACCTGATAATAATAACCCCATCGTTGATATACTAAGAAGAGATCCAAAGGTAACAGTACAGTCTAAGTCTGTTGAAGAAGACTTTGCTACACTCATGGGTGCTACTCACCTAGCAAACTCAGGTGTAGGAACCTTTGCTGTTGCTGCTGGTTTGTGTAGTGATAAGATAAAGAACTTCTATTGTACTGACTTAAGATTGACAGAACACTTGAATTATATTATGATGGTGAACACTGATATTAATGTAAATGTTCTGAAGTTGAATAACTACCTGCAACCAGGTGATTGGAAAAACACAGATGAACACCGTGACTTGTTATTAAATTTTGTACTATGAAAATCTTTGACACAATAACATTCTTTAATGAATTAGATTTACTTGAACTTAGAATGAATATTCTAGGTGATGAGGTAGACTACTTTGTTATTAATGAAGCACCTATTACATTCACTGGTAAGAAGAAACCTTTAATCTTTGCAGAGAATCGTGAACGGTTTGCTAAGTGGGAAGATAAAATCATACACCATGTAGTAGAAGATGATGGTGGATCATTAGAAAAGTATTGGACAGGTGTACCATATCATAGAGATATGATTGGTGAAGGTATTAATAAGTTACCACTACACTATCAACGTGCATGTTTCCATAAGGATTCAGCAATCTATGCACTACTAGAGCATGCTAAAGATGAAGACGTTATATTTACAAGTGATGCAGATGAGATTGCTAACCCTAAAATTATACAACCATTCTTGGAACAGATATACAGTCCAGACAGACACTATGTAACTGTTGGTCCTGTATATTATTACTACTTGAATCTATTATGTGAAAAGGAATGGATGGGTACTAGGATATGCAGTATGAAGATGTTGAAGACTATGAGTGTGGATGCTTTGAGGCAGTCACATGAACATGCTTTTAGAATTATGAATGCTCAGTGGCATTGGAGTTTCTTTGGTGATGCTGATACTGTACGTGCTAAGATGGATGCCTATGAACATCAAGAGAATAACCTACCACAGTTCAGAGATAGTATGGAGGAACGTATTGCTAAAGGTGTAGATCCATTTGGTAGAGACTATCTCTACAAGCCAGAGACTGTAAAGATTGATCATACTTTCCCTGATTATATTGTAGAGAACCAAGACAAACTAGCACAGTGGATTAGAGGATGAATATTATAGAAGGTGTAGCAGTATCAAATCACTGCGATTATTCTTTTGGTGACCAAGCAGGGTGTA